CAATCGCGAAGGCCCACGACACACAGTTGATGCCGCCGCTGGTGGTGTTGCGGCTGCTGCTGTTGGCCCTTGAGGTTGAGAATGTCGACGAGGTCCTCGCCGACATGACTGACGCTGATGGCCAGTTCATCGCCCCGACGGACATGCTCGCCGCAGCGCAGCAGCAGGCAGCGGTGGCGGCCGGGAACGTGCCACCCGGGCAGGGCGGCCCGCAACCCGACCCGGCCAACCCTCAGCCACCGCCGGCGGAGTAGGTGGCCGCCACCGAGCGGACGATACGGCTGCTGTACGGCATGCGTATCGAGATGAACCAGTCAGTCGACTTGGCCACTGAGGCGCTCGTCAGGGCGTGGGGCAGGGCGTGGCAGGAGTTGATCCCAGAGTGGACTGCCGCACTCGACGACCTGGTCGACACCCCAGACGGGCAGTGGCCGTCCGCTGCGAAGATCGCCCGCGCACGCCGCGCACGCCTCGCGCTCGGGTACACCGCCAACGCCCTCGACGAACTCGCCGTCGCCACCCGCTCCCGGATCCTCAGCAGCATCCCCGCCGTGACTGGACGGGCCGCCTACTGGGTGTCCGAGCTGATCGACTCGCAGTACCCGCCGCACTCGGCCACGTTCGGGGCGTCGTTCGACCGGATAGCGCCAGCAGCGATCGACGCGATAGTGCGCCGAACCACCACCCGTGTCGTGTCCCAGACCCGGCACCTCTCGACCCCGGCGGCCGCGCAGATGAGGAACATCCTCATTCGGGGTGTGGCCGTCGGAGATAACCCACTACTGGCTGCGTCGACGATGCTGAACCGGTTGGACGGTGCGTTCCACGGCGGCCTGAACGCGGCCCGGGTGATCGCCCGGACGGAGATGCTCGACGCCCACCGTGACGGGGCACGAGCGCAGGCCCGCGCGAACGCTGACATCCTGAAGGGCTGGCAGTGGACGGCGTCGCTGGACAAGCGCACGTGTCGGGCGTGTTGGTCGATGCATGGGCAGGTGTTCCCCCTCGACACTCCCGGCCCGCAGGACCACCAGCAGGGCCGATGCGTGGGTTTGCCGATTACCCGGTCATGGGCTGACCTCGGGTTCGGGGAGATCCACGAACCCCCCTCGATCATCCCGAACGCGGAGCAGGTGTTCGCGAACCTGCCCCGCGCCGAACAGCAGCAGATCATGGGCGCCAAGGTCCTCGACCTGTACGACCGGGGCGACATCAACTGGTCCGACCTCGCCACCAAACGCACCACCGACGGGTGGCGCGACTCATACATCCCCACCCCCCTCGCCACGCTCGCCAGCTAGGAGCTCGCATGTACATTCCCGCCGCCGCAGTGCTGCTGATCGTCGGCCTTCTCCTGGTGCTGCTGACCGCCGGTGTGCTGCACACCATCGGCATCGTCCTCCTCGTCGTCGGAGGCGTCCTGTTCCTGCTCGCCCTGTTCACGAACCTGCTGCCGGGTGGGCGTACCCGATGACGGCACAGAGCCTGGTCGAGTCCCGTGGCCTCAACGTCACCGAGGCCGACCGGTCCGGTGTCCTTGAGGTCGGCCTGATCACCCCTGGGTGGGGGTCCAGCGGTTACTACTCGGCGCAGGTCCTCGAAGCGGCAGCCACCGCGGGCGTGTTCCATGCCGGTACGCAAATGTTCCTCGACCACCCTTCCGACTCGGAGATGCACGACCGCCCGGAACGGTCCGTCAAGGACCTGGCCGCTGTCCTCACCGAGGACGCCGTCTGGGACGGCAGCCAGTTGGTCGCCAAGGTGCAAACGTTCCCCACGTTCCGGCCGCTGCTCACCGACAAGACGTTCGCCGAGTCCATCGGCGTGTCGATCCGCGCCGCAGCGAACGCCACCATGGGCGAAGCGGAAGGCCGTAAGGGTGTCATCGTCGAGGAGCTCCTCGACGCCGTGTCGGTCGACTTTGTCACCAAGGCCGGCCGCGGTGGCCGCATCCTCGCCGTCCTCGAATCCGCGCGCGCCGAAGCCGCTGAGGCTGAGGCCCGCATACAGCACCTGATGGTCGACGAATCCACAGCCCAGGAGGGCGGAGATATGCCGCAGGACCCGAGCACGACCCCACAGACGGACGCGCCGCCCCCGGTCCCGCCCGCCCCCACCACGCCGCCGGCTGAGACGCCGTCGGCACCCGATACCCCGGATGCGCCCGCACCGGACGTGGTCGCCACCGAACCGGCCACACCCCCCACCCCTGCCAACCAGGAGGAGAGCATGCCCGAGAACAGTGGTGCGGGCGGAAGCGCCGCACCGACCAACCCCCGCGAGGTCATGGAGGCCCGATACCGGTCCCTCGAAGGCCGGTTCGAGCAGCTCGCTGCCCGCGAGCGTGCCCGCGACATCATCGACGGCGAACTCGTCGAGGCGTGGGTCGCCCCGTCGACGGTCGCCCGTCTCCGCGCCGACCTGCTGGAATCTCTCCCGGTCGTCAACGGAACCCTCGACGAGGTCGCACTGCGGACCCGTTGCGTCGAGGCCCGTGACCGGGCCGAGACTGAGGCCGCCGAGATCCTGAACGCTGCCGGTGCGGGCACCCCCCGCGGTCTCGGCGCGCTCACCCAGTCCACCGGAGGCGACAACGCCGCCCGGTACACCGACACCCTCACCGAGTCGTTCCAGGCTCTGGGGTTGTCCGAGGCGGCGGCGAAGACCGCTGTGAAGGGACGCTGACCCATGGCCAAGAACAGGGTCTTTGAGGACGGCAAGCAGCTGACGCTTCCCGTCCTGGCCGGGGTCGTGACCGGTTCGCCGGTCGTCGTCGGCATGATCGCCGGTGTGGCGCTCACCTCGCGCGACTCCAACGGCAACGCGACCGTGCAGACCGACGGGGTGTTCCTCGTCAGCGTGACCGGCGCGCTCGCCTCGGTGGGTCTGCCGGTGTACATCACCAGCGCCACCGGTGCACTCGTCGTCGCCCCCGGCGCCGGCATCCAACTGTTCGGGCACACGCTCGACACCAAGGGTGCGGGCGCTGGAAACGTCCGCGTCCGCATCGCCCAGTACGCCGTCGCCTCTGGCGCACCGGCCTGATCCCGAGGAGACACAGAATGCCTGAGTTCCTTGACCTCCTTGAGACTGTGCGTCACGAGGATGCGTCCGTCCAGAGGCTGTTCGGCGATGTGGGCGGCCCCGGCCGCGGCATCCGCGGACTTCGCCGCGACGACCCCCGCTACGTCCGCTCCCTCGCGGAGGCGGCCACCATGGTCGCCGACGTGTACAGCGGCCGCACCCCGATGTACCGGTTGCAGGAGGCCATGTCCACGTCGGACTTCCCCCTCCTGTTCGGTGACATCATCGACCGGACCATGCTCGGCCGGTACAACGAATGGCCGGTGACGTGGTCGTCGTTCGCCCGCCGCGGCACCGTCCGCGACTTCCGCACCGTGCGGAAGTTCACCATGGACGGCGCTGAGGGTGTCCTCTCCCAGGTCGACCAGGGCGCCGAGTACCCCGAGGCGGCCCTCACCGAGGGTAAGTACGACTACTCGGTGAAGAAGTACGGGCGTCGCATCCCGTTCCTGTGGGAGGCGTTCATCAACGACGACCTCGACGCACTGCGGGACACCCCGGAGCGGCTCGCGAAGGCGGCCCGCATGTCCGAGGAGCGGTTCGCTGCTGAACTGTTCGTCGACGCCACCGGACCTGACGCCGTGTTCTTCTCCGCCGGCAACGGCAACCGTGGCACCGGCGCTGGTTCGGTCCTGTCCCTCGCTGGCCTTCAGGCTGCGTTCACGGCGATCCGGTCGCAGAAGGACGTGGACGGCAACCCGCTGTTCACCGGCCGTCTGCGGCTCGTCGTCCCCCCGGCCCTCGAAGTGACGGCCCGGAACATCGTGAACGCCACCGAGATCCGCACCGCCACCGGCGGCGGCGGCACCTCCGCGGCTGACCAGATCACCGCGCAGAACTGGATCGGTAACATGGTCGCCGACGTGGTCGTGAACCCGTGGATCCCGATTATCGACACCTCAGCGAACAAAAACCTGTCTTGGTACCTGTTCGCTGAGCCGGGTGTCGGCCGTCCGGCCATGGAAATGGGGTTCCTGCGGGGTCACGAAACCCCCGAGCTGTTCCTCAAGACCCCGAACGCCACCCGCATCGGCGGCGGCAACGTCTCCGCTGAGGATGGTTCGTTCGAGACCGACGGTATCGACTACAAGGTCCGCCACGTGTTCGGTGGCGCGCTCCTTGAGCCGAAGGCCGCCTACGCTTCGGTCGGTGCGTGATGGCGCGCCTGTACCGGGCACCGTCGATCCCGGCGGAAGGCACCCCGGAGCACGAGTCGGGCCGGTTCGACCCGTCGAACCAGACCGGTGACGAGGTGAACCAGTACCTGGCCACCGCATCCCCGGAGGAGCGGGACCGGGTCCTGAAGGCCGAGAAGGGCAGCCGCAAGCGTGCGTCTGTCCTCGAAGGCCCGCACGGTTCGAAGGACCAGGCTGTCGGTTCTGGTGCGGTCATCCCGGCGGGGTCGAACTCGCCGGTGCTGTCCGCTGGCGGGTCCGTCGACGGCGCTGACTCGGCGTCCCAGTCCGGTCCGGCTGGTCCGGTGGTCCCGCTCCCGGGCGATACCACCATCCCGGCCAGCGGCGACGACAAGGCCGCGAAGGCGGCTGAGGCTGAGCAGGCCAAGGCCGACAAGGCTGCGGAGAAGGACGCCAAGGCGGACGCGGAGGCTACGGCCGCGCGTGATGCTGAGGCGGCCAAGGCTGAGAAGGCCGCAGCGGATCAGCGGGCCCGCGAGGCCGGCACCCGCACCCGTCGCGAGATCAAGTAACGCGGGACGTCTTCTCTCCCCACCCGGGGCGCACGCGGAGGCGCACCGGGTGAGGGGGGTGGGCGTCAACGCGGTGGCGACAAGCTGGGTCTGCTTCAGCGATTGGCCCGCGAAGGCTGTTCGGGGTTCCTGATGTCGCCTTATTTCCGGCCCTGCCATGAACAGACCTGCGCCCAACCTCTCATCCTCCGCCGCTCGGCCTGTCGCGGTACGTGGAGCGGCGACAGTCGGCCCGGTGGGTCGGCTGCCGCGGGACCGTACGCCAGGCAGGCTCGCCCCCCTCGGCAGGTCTGGCGTACGGGGCGGGAACTCGACCACTGAACGGAAGGGGCACTGCCGTGGCCATCGACTACAACACCCCCGCCGGGCAGGTCCGACTCCTGATCGCCGATGTGGCCACCAACCCGAACGACCGTCTCCTCGACGACGACCAGGTCGACGGGTTCCTCGCGATGAACTCGGACAGTGTCCGGCTCGCGGCAGCGGACGCGCTCGACGCGATCGCCTCATCCGAAACCCTGGTCTCGAAGAAGATCCGGACGCAGGACCTGGCCACCGACGGCCCCGCTGTCGCGGCGGATCTCCGCGCCCACGCCACCCGACTACGGGACACGGCAGTGCAGGCCGACGGGGACGAACTGTTCGACGTCGTCTACCCCACCCCGACGTTGCGGCCCGCGCAGCTCGAACAAGAGGTGTGGGGACTGTAATGCCGCTCGTCCGTTCGGTCGTGATGGGCCCGGACTGGGACCGGCACCACCGGCCCACCGCGGCCGGCGCTATGCGCGCCACCGTCGACGTCGGCGTGCAGACCGGCACCACATACGACCCGCTGACCGACGACACCGTCGCCGTGTTCGCATCCAAGTACCTCGGCCCGGCCCGCATCATCGTCCAAAACCAGGCATACCAGCAGGCTGAAGTGGCTGGGGAACAACTGGTCGGGCAGGGCTACCTAGTGCAGGTCGACGCCGACAAGTCCGACGGCGTCGAGTTCCGGGTCGGGCAACGATGCAAGGTCACCGCCTGCGCCGGCGACCCGATCCTCGAAGGACAAGAACTGTGGGTCGTGTCTATCCCGTTGGGGTCGGAACGGTTCACCCGTGACCTGGTCTGCTCCGACAACCAGACCGACACCCCGGACGACTGATGGCCGGGTTCACTGTCGACGCGTCGGAGATGAACCAACTGGCGGTCGACCTCACTGCGTCCACGGTGAAGGTGCCGGCGCTCGCGCGGGTCGCTGTCGCGAAGACGTGCGCGGACACCAAGCGGGACGCGCAGGCCATGGCGCCCGTCGACACCGGGTTCCTCCGCTCGTCGATCACCTACGAAACCACGGGCAGCGCCGGCGGTGCCGAAGGAGTCGTCGGCCCGACCGCCTCATACGGCCGGTACGTCGAGGACGGGACATCCCGGATGGGACCCCACCCCTACATGGGGCCAGCGTTCGACCGGAACGTCCCCGCCTTTGTTGAGGCGTTCGAACGGATCGCCGCGAGCATGGACCTCTAACCCGTGGACCTCGAAGCTCGCACGGAAGCGGTCCGCGCCCGACTGGCCACCGTCCCCAACCTCAACGTGTTCGTCGGGGAACCGGTCGCGGTCATGGACTCCGACAACAAGGCCCACCCGTACGCCGCCATCTATCCCACCCCCGGGTGGCATGACCCGACCGACGCGACCCTCGACGAGTCGCGGGACCTGCTGTCGTGGACGTTTCAAGTAACGGCGGCGGGTGGGGACTCGGTTCGCTGCACCCGCGCCGCGTCTCGCGTCCTCGGGGTGCTCCTCGGGTGGCGGCTCGAACCGTCCGCCGGCCCGGTCCGGTTGGAGTTCAACCCCGGCCCTATGCAAATCGACCGGGACGTGCAGCCGTTCCGCACATACCTGCCGCTGATGTTCACTGCACCGCTCGCCAACACCCCCGTCTAGCCCAGGAGGGCGCATGTCCAAAGAGAACGGCCTCGACCTGGTCGACGCGGTTGTGAAGGCGACCGGTGAACGTGTCGTCGTCGCCCAGCACATCATCGACCTGACCCCCGACGCGTACGTGCAGAGGTCCGCCGAGGATGACACCCCGGCAACTCCCGCCCCAGCCCCCGTCGCGCCTGCCGAACCGGCTGGCCCGCAGGTCCCGGCCCCGCCGTCACGGAACGCGAAGCACGCCGACTGGGTCCGCTACGCCAACCGCCGCGGCGTCGACCCGACCGCAGCGCCCGAACAGGAGCACACCTCATGAGCGTCAAGATGCTCTCAGACGGCCGCACCCGCGTGTCCGTCCTCACCGTCAAGCCCGCCAACATCGGCGCGCCCACCACGACCGAGCTGAACGCCGGCATTTACGCGTCGCCGTGGATCCCGAAGACCACGTGGACTTGGTCCGCTGGCGACCCGAACACCGTCAACGACACCGACCTTGAGAAGGCGTTCGACGTGGAGGTCCCCACGACCGACACGTACGACCTGGGGTTCGGCGCCTACCGCGACTTCCTCCCCGGCGGCGGGTTCGACTCCGCCGGTGATGCCCTGTTCCAAGCGGTGAAGGTGAAGGGGACCACCCTGTACATCTATGTCCGGAAGACGGACAAGCTGTCCACTACGGCGTGGGCGTCGGGCGACGAAATCTACCTCGGCGGCGCGGTCGTGACCGGCACCCCGAAGGCGTCCCCCGAGGGATACATCAAGTACGAGGTGCCGCTGTTCCCGTCGGATCTGCGCGCGTTCATCGCGGTGGCCTGACATGGCGCTGATCCCTGCCGTGACTGCGGCGGTCGCAGGCACCCTCGTCACCTATACCGCTGCGGCGGGCGGCGGCGATACCGTGCAGTTCACGACCAACACCGAGTTCCGGGTCAAGAATGGTTCTGGTTCGTCGATGACGGTTACTGTCGTCATCCCCGGCAACACCGAGTTCGGTCAGGCCGCCCCCGACCTTCCGGTCGTGGTCGCTGCCGGCGCTGAACGGCTCCGATGGGCAGCCTGTCGCGGGTGCGTCGTTCATGCGGGACACCAGCCCCCCGCTCGACGTGGCCACGTTCAACCCGGTGGCGTGGGTGCAGGGCATGCGCCCCACCCGACGCACCGTCAAGCTGTACCTGGCCAACCATCTCGTCGGCGCCCTCGACGAACTGGCCGACCGGATCGACTCCGCCCCCGACGGCGCGGACACGTCCGCGGACATTGCCGAGTTCGAACGGATCCGGGACGAGTACTGGGCTGGCGTCACGTACTGGACGGTCGAACGCCGGTCGTCTGAGTGGGTCACCAAGTGCTGGGAGGACGTGGCGCAGGCCAACCGGATTCGCCTCGACAAGGGCGGCGACACGACCAGCGCGAAGGACCGCGTGGTCCTGATCCTTCACCAGTTGGTCGGCCAGATTGTGGAGGTCAAGTCCGCTGACGGTCAGGTCTCCGACGCGCCCGTCACGTACGACCTGCTGCACACCATGCTGACGAACAACGAGGGCGAGCTGAACAAACTGATTTATGCCATGTCCGACGCGAACCAGCGGGAGTCGTCGGCCGCGTCGGTGCTCACCCGGGATTTCTCGCAGAGGTCCTCCACCGCGAGGAGTGGTACGGCCTCCTGATCGACCTGCGGAGGGCGGCAGCGTTGAACCTGCCGCCCTCGCAGTATCTCGGTCTCCCCTGGCCGGCGTGGGGTGAGACTGACTGTCTCCTCGACCGCGCCGTCAACGAACACGACCGGCGCCTCTGTTCCTGCGGGTGCGGGTTCTGGGCTAGCGAGTCGCAGGACCCCGAAAATCAGGGCTGGTTTGAGGCGGAGGAGACGACGTGTTGGTTT